AGGTTCTCGTGGCCCCCGAGCACATCACTTCAATGCACTCGAAGGCCCCGACCAGCGCACAGAACAAGCTAGTCACGCAGGAAGCGCGCTGCATCGTATGGCTCGCAGACGGTAAGCAACTGGTGGTGCTGGAGCCGTGCGAGACCGTGAAACGGCTGATGGAGGCGGCGCGATGAGCGATCTGTCCAAGCGCGAAAAGCGAATACTGGAGCGCGCCTATTGGCTGTGGGAAGAGGCCGGACGCCCACAGGGCCGCGACCAAGAATTTTGGGAGCGTGCCGAACGCGAAGAGCCAGAGGAGGAAGAGTGATGTTTGGAGGAGGGGGTGGCTCTGCCCGCCCGCCAGATCCGCCGCCACCGCCTGCGGCCCCGCCCACCTATGCCTCGCAGGCGAGCGTGCGCCCGAACACCAACATTGGCCGCTTCGGCACGCTCAGCGACACGATCCTTACTGGGCCTCTTGGTGCAAGTGGTGGCGATGTACGGAATAAAGTCTTGTTGGGACAATGAGCGAAAAGTACCGTAAATACGCACAAGAGCGGATAGAGGCGCTCCGCACTGTGCGGATGACTTGGTATTTGCACTGGCGTGACCTATCCAGTTACATCCTGCCGCGCCGGTACAAGTGGCTCATATCCGCTAATGATAGGTCGCGTGGAGCGGACATCAATACAAACATAATAGACTCGACCGGCACACTTGCGGCCCGTACCCTCGCCAGTGGGATGATGAATGGGATTACCTCTCCAACCCGCCCGTGGTTCAAGTTGCGGATCGAGGGCTACGAGGAGGATTACGAAGTCCAATCATGGTTGAGTGACTGCGAGCGCCGCATGTTGACGGTGTTCCAGGCGTCAAACTTCTACCAGTCGATGGCTATCATGTACTTCGACCTGGTAGTGTTTGGCTCAGCGTGCATCATCATCTACGAGAACTATGACAACATCATCCACTGCTTCAATCCCTGTCTTGGCGAGTTCTTTTTTGACCTCAACAACAACCTCGAGGTCGGTACCGTAGCGCGCGAGTTCGTACTGACTTATGGGCAGATGGTAGAGGAGTTTGGGGAAGAGAAGGTTTCGCCGGAGGTGCGGCGCGGCTATGAGCAGGGTTCGCTGAAGTCTCAAGAGAAGCGGATCGGCCACATAATAGAGCGTAACACCGGCGATTTCGATCTAGTCCCAAAGAAATTTCCATTCCGAGAGGTCTATTGGGAGATAGGCTCCCCGAACAACCTTCTGTTGCGAAGCCGGGGCTTTTACGATTGGCCCTGTATGACCCCGCGATGGGACGTTCAGAGCAACGATCCCTATGGACGCAGCCCCGGAATGGATGCCCTTGGCGACATCAAACAACTCCAGAAGGAGACTTTGCGCAAAGCACAGGCCATTGACAAGATGGTAAACCCACCCATGCTGGCCGATGTCCAGCTCAAAAACCAGCCGATGTCCCTCCTTCCCGGCGGGATGACCTACGTGAGCGGTCTCGGTAGAGATAGGGAGGGCGCACGCCCGATCTACACCATAATGCCTCCCATTGCCGAGATGATGCAGGACATCCGCGAAGTCCAACAGCGCATCAAGATCACCTTCCACAACGACCTCTTTACCGGCATCACCGATCTCCAGACGGTGCGGACGGCGACTGAGATAGATGCGCGGCGCGAAGAGAAGCTGGTGCTGCTGGGGCCGGTGTTGGAGCGGATTGAGTCGGCCCACGAGGGACTCGGGAATGGGATCGACAGGGTATGGGGGATTATGTGGCGCGGCCAGCTCCTTCCTCCACCGCCCGCCTCGCTGCGTGGCACCCCCACCAACATTCAGGTAGACTACATCTCGATGCTTGCGATGGCACAGAAGGGCATTGCCACTGCTGGGATCGAGAAGCTGTGGGGCTTCGCAGGTAATCTGGCCGCGGTTATCCCGAACATCCTCGACAAGTTGAACCCGGATCAGACAATTGACGAGTACGCTGCGGCGCTGGGCGTATCCCCGAAGATAGTGGTGGGTGACGAAGAGGCGGCGGCGGCTCGCGAGGGGCGTGCTGCGCAACAACAGGCGGCTCAGGCCGTCGAGATGGCCTCGACCGCGGCTCAGGGAGCGAAGACACTCTCGGAGACAGATGTGGGTGGTGGGGCAAACGCACTCCAACTAATGCTGGGTGGTGGCGGTGGCTAAGACCAAGTTTACGCCCGAGCGGGTGGCGGAGATGCAGGCATTGGGGCGCTTTTTGGGCGAACCTGCCGGGCGTCGGTGGCTCTACCAGCTCATGACCGAGTGCAATGTATGGACAACCTCTGGCGTGTCCAATGCCCTGAGTCTCGCCTTCCGAGAAGGATCACGGTTCGTGGGCCTTCGACTGCAAGCCGAAGCCATGCAAGCTAACCACGATATGTACCTCAAGATGTTGAAGGAGATGGAAGTTGAGCGACCAGGCGCAATTGGCACCCGAGGCTTCGGCACCGACGACCCCGACGGAGACACTGGAATCGACGCTGACATCTGAGACGCAAGCACCAGCCCCGTCGGTTCTTGGAACCGAGCCGGCGCCGGCGCCTGAGCCGTTCGACGCCGAAAAGATTACTCTTCCAGAGGGATTGTCGAAGGACGATGCCCTCTTCGGAGACTTCACGAACCTTGCAAAAGAGCATGGCTTGCCCATGCCCGTCGCGCAGACCCTGGTCGATCTGGCCGCGAAGCAAGTCCAAGCTGCCAACCAAAAGCTTCAAGCGAGTTGGGACAAGCAGAATGCGGACTGGCAAGCGGAGGTACGGAGCGACAAGGAAATCGGGGGCGACAACCTCCAAGGCGTGTTGCAGACATTTTCCAAGGTTGCAAGCGATCCTGAGTTGTCTGATCCGAAGTTTCGTGAGGCACTAGCGTTTACCGGCGCGGGAAATCATCCAGCGATAGTACGGACACTGGCACGGTGGGCAAAAGCCTTATCGGAGGGGGGTCCGGTACGTGGAACACCGTCCCAGGTAATGCAACGGCCGACAACTGTTGGCGAAGCCATCTACGGCCCAGGCGGGCCGCATACTGGCGGACCACGACTTCAATAAGGATCTGAAACATGGCAGTACTTGGAACAACCGTCCTAACCTACGCTGATTGGGCAAAGCGGGTCGAGGACGGATACCGCATCGGCACCATCATCGAGTTGCTCTCGCAAACCAACGAGATCCTCTTGGACATGCTCGTTCTCGAGGGAAATCTTCCTACGGGCCACAAGACGACGGTCAGGACCGGCCTTCCGACTGCAACCTGGCGCTTACTCAACTACGGTGTCCCTAACTCGAAATCGACCACCGCGCCGATTATTGACACTTGTGGGAACTTGGAGGCATACGCGCTGGTTGATAAGGACATCGCCGATCTGAACGGAAACACCTCCGAGTTCCGTGGCAGCGAGGTAGTAGCATTCCTCGAAGGGATGAACCAACAGATCGCCTCGACGATCATCTATGGGAACCAGGCGGTTAACCCGGAACGCTTCACAGGGTTCGCCCCTCGCTACAGCACGGTGACGGCGGCGAACGCACAGAGCGCGGCTAATGTCGTAGACATGGGCGGCACTGCTGGCACGAATACCTCCATGTGGATCGTCACCTGGGGCGCCAACACCACTCACGGCATCTTCCCGAAAGGCAAGATGACCGGCCTCCAGCACCGCGACATGGGTGAGTGGCCCGTCCAAGACACTGCTGGCAACACCTACCAAGCCTACAGGGATCACTTTAAGTGGGAGATCGGTCTTGCGGTGCGGGATTGGCGCTACAACGTGCGTCTCGCCAACATCGACGTGACGCTCCTGAACGGTGCGTCAGCGGCCAATCTGATCAATGGGATGGTCCGAGGCCTCTATCGCTTGCCGACCGCCTCGCCTTCGGCAACGGGCATCCAGACGTCGGATAGCCCGCAGATACAGGGGTCTATGGGCAACACCGCGATCTACTGTAACCGCGTCGTGCGGACGTACTTGGACCTCCAGGCGATGAACAAGACCAACGTCCTGTTGTCGCTGCAAGAGTTCCAGGGACGCGTCGTCACCATGTTCCGAGGTATCCCGATACGGACGGTGGATGCCATCCTCTCTACCGAAGCGCGCGTTGTTTAAGGAGCTATGAGATGATTGAAGATGGCGCATTGATATTCACCGGCACGCCCGGCTCGACAACCGCAAATTTCGACACGCCGACCACTGGCACCCAACAGTCAACCAACGTGATTGATCTAGTGAACCCGAGGGACATGGGCATCGGAGACGACCCAGCGCTCAAGCTGCTGGTCACGGTCAAGACAGCGTTCACTGCCGGCACCAGCTTGCAGGTGCAGTTCCAGGGGGCGCCCGATGCCGGTGGCGGAACGCCTGGCACCTACACGACCTATGTGGAGAGCGGTGCGATAGCGGAGGCTGATTTGATCGTGGGCCGCTATCTGTTGCCTATAGACGTCCCGCGCCCGCCTCCCGGCGTACCACTCCCGCGGTTTTACCGTTTGCAGTACGTTACCGTCGGAACACACAGCACCGGCCAGATCCACGGCGCACTGGTCCTCGATCGCGCGGACTATGTGGGATACCCGTCGGGCATTACAGTACCGAACTAGGAGGAACCCCATGAAGTACAGGTTGTTAGGACCGCACGTACTGGCCGATGGTCAGCAACTCGATGCGGGTACTGAGGTCGGCGACGACACCGACATTCCCTGGAAAGACATTGATGGGAAGGAGATGGAGCCGACCACGCAGATGGAGGGGCTCGATGATGCCTCTCGCGACAAGGTGCGCGAGGTGCATCAACGCCTCTACGGGCAAGGCCCCTCATGGGAACGCGGACAGAGTGACGCCGCGCGGGAAGCTCACGAAAAGCAGGCCGAAGAGCAGCGCAAGCTCGATGAAGGCTCGGAGCCGGTCAGCGAACAGCAGCGGCTGGAGCGGGACTACGAGCGGGATCGTAAGGAAGGGAAGAGAGGCGAGGCCGCGATGGCACCTACGATCCCTCCAAGGGCGCCCGTGACCTCTCCGCCGGGCGCAGCACGCCAACCCTCGCACACCTCCGCAGCCTCGCCGACGCGCAGCGGACAAACGGCCCCAGCACCAGGTCCAGCGACGCCCAAGGTGGATAAGGACGAGGTACGGCCCACTAAGCCGAACGAGGAACAATACCCCAAAGGCTAACTCTCCGGCCTGAGGGTAGAGTCCGTCTCGTTTCCTGTCCCTAGCGGGACGGACTCGCATAGGAGGATACGATGGCAAAGTTTAGGCTGCTTTCAGCACACCAGTTGAGGAACACAGACCTCAAGGCGGATGTGCTTCTTCCCGGCGACAAGGAAACAGAGCATCTCGGGGAAGAGCGTGGAATGATCGTTGGAGACGGAACAACGTATCCAGTGATCCACGCTACCCTCGAGATGTTACCGTTGGATGAGGAAGCAGAGGCGATGTTGAATGTGGAGCGGGAACGACTGGTCCGCAATCACGCCTCAATGAACCCGGTAGATCAGCTCCCGGTGCAGGTTTTCGGTGGACGAGACGATTACGACGACCGATATATCCCCGGTTTCCCTGGCATACCTCGCCCTCAGCGTGGGCCGCACTTGGTTGAGGACAAGTAGTGATGCGCCATATCGCGCTGGCACTTGCCTTCGTGCTGGGTGGGTCGCTCGCGAACGCCCAAACCTTCGTGGCTCCGCTTAATCAAGTGGAAATTGACCAGCAAGTCAGCCCCGCCGCTGCTTCGAGCTTCCTGTTCAACAGCCCGAGCAAAAGCCTCGCCGCGCTGACCGTGGTCGCGGGCGCCAGCGCCGGGTACGCTTTGGTACTCGATGCGGCTACGCTGCCGGCGAATGGAGCCTTGACCTCGTGTGCGGGGCCAGCGACGGCCCGTCCCTGCCTGATGTGGTGCGCTCCAATAGCCGCGAACGGCTACGTCGATAAGCAGTGGAACTCGCCGATGTCCTTCAGCACGGGCGTGCTGGCGGCCTTCTCTACGACCGGCTGCGCCACGCTGACCGTCTCCGCGACCGCACAAATCTTTGGACAGGCCCCGTAGATGAAGAAGCTCGCTATCGCCGCGCTGGTGCTGTGTTCCCTTGCGACTCCAGCCGGGTCGCAAAACGCGATAACGCAGGAGGGTACCGTCCTCCAGAACTCTCCGATGATGTTCAAGGGGAACAATCGGTCGCGCCAGGGAGCGACGGTCAATGGCGCCCCGTTCGGCCAGTCGGTGACGACCGGCGACAGCGTGATCGGGGGTCGCTGCGACTACAGCGGCCCGACCGACGATCCGCTCGGCTACTACAAGCTGTGCATTGACGGGGCTAACGGCAAGATCATCCTCGATGGCACCAGGACGCCGCTCCACCAATTAAAGTTCGTCATTAACGGGACAGAGTATTCCTTTCCCGAAGGGGCCGTAGGCCCAGCGGGACCGGGATCGGGAATGAACTCGTCCGCCCCGTGCAACGGATTGACAGACGTTACCGCTGCGATGCAAGCCGAGATCAACGATTACTCGAACGCGGGCGGCGGTATCTACCACATCCCTGTTGGTAAGGGCTGTGTGGTCGGTACCTCGACACATCTGGAGATACCGTACAACGTCCAGCTTTCGTGCAGCATGACGGGCGGCGGCTACTGGCCCAGCCACAACTTCACGAACTACGCCGACTTCCTGGTTGATCCCTCGCATACGATCCGCACGGTCACTCCGACCGCACCGCTTGGCGGCCGCAGCGGGATGTGGGGCTGCTTGGTCGTCAAGAAGGGACTTGTTGGCGCTACCGATCTGCGGGGCGTAATCAACACTATCAACTCTTTTGCGGGAACCGCTTTCGTCTGCACTGGGGCCGGAGGTGGTGCGGCGCAGGTCGATGTTGAGCTGCGCAACAACATGTTCGTCGGTTTTGGGACCGCAGTGGTTACGTCGTGCGACCGACTGCACTTCGTAGGCAATCGAGGAGACGCTACTACTTTCTTCTCGTTGCTGAAGTGCAATGACATCTGCGAGATACACGACAATCATGCCTGGCCCTTCGTGAGCAGTCCGTATCCAGGCAATCTGGGTGGCGGCGGGCAGGCCCAGGATACGAATGTGACCTCGGCGGTCATTACCGGCGGCAACGTGTTGACACTGGGTTTTGCCGCGCCGCCCACACCACTTGTCACCGGCGATACTGTAGTTTTGTCCAAGATCGGCGGTATCACCGGAGCGCAGTGGGGCCGGTTTACCGCTACAGTAGTTGACCCGACGCACATCTCCGTGCAAGGCACGTTCAGCGGAGCCTTTACGAGTGGCGGCACGATCCGCATCTCCTCGATGCGCCGGACAGGGACCGCGTTCAACTTCGCGGCTGGTGGTGGTGGTGGACCGCTTGCGAGACACCTGACGAGTTTCGGGTGGGATGTCGGTCTCTGGTTAAGGGGAGGTAGCGCAGCACACTGCGATGGGTGCTGGATGGATAACGACGTCAACGCTGCAAATACCGATCCGGTCCCTATTGGGCTTATGTTGGATGGAGCATCAGGGCTCACCAACTACTATCAGGGATACATCAACACGCCGGGTCAGGCTATCGTGAAGTATGACGACTCGAT